TAGGATCATTCGGTGTCGCCGACGGATAATAGGTTGAAGTTTGAAGAACCTGTTAACAGACTTTCTAAGTGTATGTTAATCGAGCTCACAAGTTTGATATTCGAATACTACTGGAAATACAATTACTGGAACTGTTCCTGTCACTTCTGTACTAACTGTGAATCCGCCAACAGACACTGGAAACAGATCTGTGAAAGTAGCAGCTTTGAACCGTCTATTAGCAGACGTATAGAATTGCAAAGTAGCAGACGATGTAATACCAATATCACCATCTTGCTGCTTAACGTAGTCTCCGAAGGAGTTACTGATCGTTCTGTTCTTGATCCATTTAACCAATGATGTGAAAGACGTTAGATCCTCATTAAGGATGATATTAGCAGACAACGGCTCATGATTGTAGCTTGTTCCAGAGAAATTGAGATTCTGGAACGGCGTTGGCGTTGTAGCTACACCTCCTGACACACCTGGGAATGTTACTGACTGGCAATTATACGTTACATCTCGCAGATTGTCAATGATTAATGTGAAATTCTGCGGTAGATACGCGTCTGTGTTTGGTCGATCCATATTAAATCCTCTTTGGCATATTTATCTGTTGCCCTCGGCTCAATTCCCAATTATATCGATTGCATAGACAGAAAGGAATTCAAAAATGTCTCTTTATGTAATTGTTGCTACGAACGACACTGATCCTGTTCCTCAGTTTTATGCAATTGATCATGCTTCAGGCGGCTATCCTTATTGGACAAAGTGGCAGGGGTCTGCTCAGGTATTTGATTCGATTGAAAAGGCAGAAGAGGTTCTTACTCATTCTGATTTTACAAAGCCTTCTGAAATGAGTGATGGTACAATCTTTCCTCCTACGATGGTTCATTCTGGTGCAGGTATTTCTATCACCAAGCCTGCTGGTGCGTTGAATGTGTATATTGGTGAGTTTAGTGTCATCCAGCGTACTGCAACTGTTCGTTTTGAAGGAAAGATCGATACTCAAACGAAGATGCAGAAACTTGCAGCAATTGAAGCTGCAATGGAGAATGCAGGGTTGACTTTGGAAGACATTCAGCTATTGAATGCTAATCGATAAAAGGAATTCGAAATGAACACGTTTTATATCGAGCGCGAATGTGAAGATCGTTCCACCGGTTTAACTTGGACGTTCATCAACGATCAGCCGACTGCTGATAAGGCACTTGAAGTAGCAGAGATGCTTCGTGCAAAGTATCCTGATCGTGCTTATCGTGTTATCGAGGTGCTCGACGCATGAAAATCAAGATCACAAATCCAAAGTATTTCTGGCATCGTGGTTTCAAGAACCAAGAGTTCGAAGTGCTACCAGATCTTCCAAATCATCATCAGTATCCTGTGATGGCTGGTGGACACGAAACTTGGTTTGACAAAGACGCTTGCACTGTAATTGAGGAATAAACGATGTTTGGTACAGTAGGTATGGCAGGAATTGCTGCTATTAATAGTGGTAACGCAATCTTAGCTCGAGGTGGAGGTGGGTCTCCTGATCCTCAAAACAATGGTGGACCACCTTGGGGTGCTATCATTTTCGTACTAGCTGTTCTAGTATGCGTTCCATTCTTGTTTGCAATGATGTAAAGGAATAACAAATGCTTATTTTCCCATACGAATCAAAGAAGGTTCTCAAAGAACAAGTCGGTAAGCCTCTCAAGTATACCGAGACGTCAATGTTCGGTCCTGAGTATAAGACTGATGGTGTGTTGACTGGGGCGAATCGTCCGTCTATCACAAAGATCGGTCGTGAGTTCTTCGCCAACGTGACGATGAAAGATGGCTTGATTGTGAAGGTGTCGTAATGCAAAAGCTAATTCCATACGGTCGCGCTCCTAAGGATCTTGGTGTAATTGACCTCGATCCTCAGGAAATGATGTGCTACTTATACTTGCCTATTAAGATGGCTGACAGTTATGCAGTTCGTGTTCCACGACGTCTAGGATATCTTAACAACTACGTTGATGGATTGCTAAACAAAGTTCTTTGGGATGCTAGTGATCATTTTAATAGTGAACTACTTGATGAATATTACATCTATCTAACTGCAAAGACGCTTTACGTTGAAGGAAACTTCTCCGGTAATCGTCCTGGTTGGCACGCAGATGGGTATGGTTCAGATGGTGATCTTAATTACATCTGGGCTAATATGAACCCAACTGAGTTTGCTATTCAAGATTTTGTTGACATTCCTGATGATGATGCTGGTTCAATGGCAGAGATGGAGCGTCAGGTTGATCCTACAAAGATCGTCACCTACCCTGATTGTACTCTCCTAAGGCTTGATGAGTCAGTGATTCATCGTGTCTCGCCTAACATCCAGGCTGGAATGCGTACATTCATCAAGATCTCAGTTTCAAAGCATCGTTATAACCTAAAAGGTAATTCACACAATTATCTGTTTGACTACAATTGGGATATGGCGGATCGACAAGCTCAGCGTAATATGGATAACAATAAGGATTTTGCAAAATGAATCCTGAGTATATGAAAGGATGGCGCTATGGCCGAGATGATGCAGTTCGTGGAACTCCACGAACTGAGCAAAGCGGCAGCAATTACACATACTGGCTCGGCTATTTTGACGGCTATGATGAAGGAATTAAAAATGGACGTAATTGAAGTTAGCAAGCGTCGCTATCAAGAGCTTCTAGATGCAGAAGCAAGGCTTGATGCGCTTGAAGCTGGTGGTGTTGACAATTGGGAAGGATATGATGAAGCTATGCGTATCCTAGAAGAAGGCGAAGACTAATGTCCTATTCTAATCCATATGGTAGTTATCAAATGCATGGTACTGGTTTGCGTGACAAGCCTGAACAGCAGTGGCATTCAACTAGCATTCCATCACCTGAGAACATTATTCTCGAAACAAAGATTGACGATCACAATGGTTGTCGCAATGAAGGCAAGCTACAACGTCGTGGTAATCTGTGGTGGACTCCAGATGGTCAGATGTATGTGTATTACAGGCCCACTCATTGGCGTTATCCATGACACAGAATAAGATTAAGAAGCCAGAAGGTCCTAAGTTTCCATCTGCAACTCGTGAGGAACGAGATCTTTGGGCACAAGTGTTTGCTGCTCGATCTGCTGTAGGATCTGCTTCATATTTTGCAGATGAAGCTATTAAAGAATTTCGTAAAGCTTTTGGTCATCCAATTAGCGACAATATGAGGATTTCAGAATGAGCAAGTTAATTGTAGTTGTTGACACGCAGTATGACTTTATGATGCCTGGTGGAGCATTGTATGTTCCTGGTGCAGAGAAGTTGATTCAGCCAATGATTCAGTATCTGTATGAAAACAAATACAATGACATTATTGCTACATACGATACTCATCATCTCGACACATATTTTCAGCATCGTGAATACACTGAATTTAAGTTTCCTCCTCACTGTATTGCTCGTACAGGTGGATGGGCAAACGTTCTTCCTATTAAGGAATACAGAAGTGCAATGTGGGTAAAGGAAGAGTTCGATCCTTGGTCAAATGACAACGCTTCACGAGAAATTGAAGCACTTTACTCAGGCGTTCCAGTAGAGATTATTGGTGTTGCTGCTGACTTCTGTGTCAAGTATGCTTATGAAGGTTTTAAACAGCGTGGGTTTGATGTAAAGGTCATTCCTGAGCTGACTGTTGGTATTAAGGAGAATCCATATGCTTGAAGGCATTAAAGTAACACGTTGTGTTGGCCGTAAGATGAAACTTAGCAACGGCCATACTGTTAAAGTTGGTCTTGGTTATATCAATGATACTGATGAACGTGTTTGGGCAGTTAGTGCTGGTTTAGATGATGGTAATCCAGACAATACTATTTCATTAGCGCTCTCATTAGAAGCAATGCAAGCTCTCATTTCAATGACGTATATGGTTGAAGTCGAAGTTGATACTCAGGCTGAGGCAAATGAAGACTGATCTTCCACCTTGGTGTGTGAAGTGCGGATCGTACGACTTACATCATTACGGTTGGTGTAATAAATGTGGAGCTTGGTGGAATGTACGCAAAATTAATTCGTGAAGGTCAAGTACTTGTTGGTAAGCCTACAATTACAGGTGAACGAGCACTTGAGCTTCTAGGACGTCCACAAGAAGTTAATAAAAAGTTTGAGGTAAAGAATGATAAACCAAAAAGACGTTGAATGGCTTGGCTATGTTGCTAAAGGTCTTACAGAAGATCCTCGATATTCAAAGACTGGTGAGCGACTAACAACTATTGTTAAGAAGCTAGAAAAGCAAGTAAAGTAGACAAAAAAAGAGCAGCCCGAAAGCTGCTCTTTAGTTTCGTTACTGTAATCTTCTTTCGGATTACATGATGTGAGCAACTTGTACTCGACGGTAGTACTTGTTCGTGTTAGGAGCAAGACGGCCAAGACCGACATTTGAACCTTCTGCGAATGGGTTAGCAACCATGCCGTAACGGGTCTTGTAACCAATCTTTGGCTGGAATGAACCCTGATCAACCGCACGAACCTGCTGTAGCGGAACGTATGGGCAGTAGAATAGACCAGCGTCAAAGTTAGAGCTGTTACCCTTATAACCGATTACGAAGTAGTTACCAGTTACATATGGATCAATATAAACCTTGTAACGACCGTTCAAGATACCTGCGAAGGTCTGACCTGTGTCGTCAACGTTTAGATTGTTGTTTGGGTTAAGAGCTGGGGTGTAGTCAAGCATACCAGTCATCTGAAGAGCAGAAACAACGTCTGAACTTGCGATGATGATGTTACCCTTACCACGACGTGTTTCTTTTGCGATCTTGTTAGCTTCACGCTCGATCTGGAAAAGAAGACCCTTGAACTTTTCAACTGACCAACGGCCGTTTGAATCTGTATCAAGATCGAATACACCTGGAGTAGTTGTATCTTCCTGAGCACCTGGAACTGCGGTAATACCGATTGTACGAACAACTTCACGATTGATCTCAGCTAGAAGCTCAGTCTGAATGATGTTGCTTAGTTCGGTGTCAGCATCAAGACCATGAATAGCCTTTAGATCCTGTGCAAGTTCTAGGGTGTATTCTGCCTTAAGCGCACGGCTCTTTGCAGTTACTGAAACCTTCTCGATGCTGAATGCAACTTCTGGGAAAGCTGTAGCACCTTGAGTACCAAGAGCTTCTGCATCAGTTGTTGCCATACCAGTACCAGTATTGTACGTGTTAAGGTCACCTGATGGAACACCACCTGCATGCTTCTGACCGAATGTGTTAGCACCGGTAAGCATTGGGTTAGTAAACATTGTGTTTACTTCGTCGAAGAACGTTTCTGTACCTGCCTGGTTAGCAAGACGTGAACGCATTGCGAATACAAGCTGAGTTGGACCAGTCATTGCCTGAACACCGCAAAGATCGTATGCCATCATGTTTGGAGCTGTACGACGTACAAGTGAAACAAGGATAGGATCGTAGTTGCTGATTCCTGCACCAGTCTGGTTGACAGGAGCTGCTTCACCAAGTACTGATGCAGTCGTTACTGACTCACCAGAAGCAAGGGACTTTTCTGTGTTCTCAAGAAGAACAGCAGTAGTACGACGACGATGAGCATTTGTGATTGCTCCAAGGTCAGCGTGGTCTAGAACTGGTGCCCACTTCTCGGTTAGTAGTTGAGTCATTTTGGTAATCTCCACACTCTTTAAATTGTTGTTTTATTTGTAATTATCAGTTTAGTATTTTTGAGCCTTACTTTGATGCAAGTGCTGCTACGTAACGGCTCATGTTAGGATCAATTGTTGGTGCTGGTGCACTTTCAGTTAGAACCTGACCTGACTCATCAAGAGGAGCAACCTCTTCCAGAACAATTCCATTTTCAGAATTTGCTACTGGTGCTGCTTCAAAAAACATACCCTTGATCTGGTCAAGCTTTGTTTTAAAATCAGCCGCGTCAGAATAGTCAATTGACTCTGCCATTGTGATCAAACGATCTTTGTCAGACTCAACCATTCCTTCTACAACAGTATTTACAATTGAAGAGATTTCGCGCTCTTCAATCTCTGCTGCTACACGAGCATTTGCGTCAACTGCTTCGTTAAGACGACTGTTAAGCTCTTCGATCTGTGCCTCAAGCTCTTCAACAACGTTTACTTGCTCAGCGTCAATAGCTACGTTATGTGATTCGAATAGATCACGGATACCGTTCAAGAATGACTCTGAAAGTTCCATGCGGATACCATTCTCAACAGCTACCTGATTTGCTTCCATGAACTGGTTTGCAAAGTAGTCAAGGTAAGTGTCAAGACGCTCTGTTGACTTAGCAACAAAGTCTTCCTGTGCTTCGTTTAGACGATTTGTGAAGTCTTCTTCGATTCCTTCTACTTCAACTGCAACACGTGATGTTACTGCTGCTTCGAAAAGAGTTGCTGCAGTGTCAATGAAACCTTCTGAAAGTGTTTCCTCTTGACCGAAGATCTTTGTAAGGTCTTCACGAACAGCTTCCTTTAGTGTACCAGAAGACTTGATAGATGCCTTATTTGCACCATCGCCAGCACCTGCCTTACCAGCTTCGACAGAAAGACGAAGTGAGTCAGCAAGATGGTTTAGATCTTCATTTGACTTTGAGCCAAGTGAAGCAACAATTGATGCAATTGTGTTAGTACGTAGATCACCATGAGCGGTACCACCACCTGGTGCTAGGCTGCCCTCAGATGGACCAGCTTCTTGAATGTTTGTGTTTGCGATGTCTACCATTACAGGCTCCTAATTGATTTCAAAATGTACTTATAAAATGTATTGTTTAGCGACTTTCTGTAAGGAATACGCCTGCAGGTACTTTCTTAATGTTCTCTAGGAACACTTGGAAAGCTTTTAGTCTACGCTCCTCAGTCATTCTATTCTTCTTTACTTCGTCTTGAACACGTTCTGCTAACTGTACAGCAGAATCGCCATTGCGTTCATCCCATACCCAATCAACACCTTCCATGATGCCATTAACAAATGCATCAGGAGCTGATGGGTCAGAAACGATGTCAGCAGCAGTTGCTAGACGGAAGTCTTCATTAACTAGGTTGCCTTTTGCAGTCTTTGTAAT